GTGCTCTCGGGGTACATGGATTCAACATGCTTGTACTCAAGCTTTGCTGCAGCAGGTACCGCGCCGTTGTCAATGTCAGCCAAGAACTCCTGACACTTGAAGATGTGGTACTCCCTGTCATCTGATGAGATGTGCTGCGTGTAGCGCTTGATCTGCATCTCGTTGTCAAAGATGATCCATTCAATCGTCTCACTACCTGCACAGATAGCCTGTTGAACACCTTGCCAATGCCACTCACGTGGTAGTACACCAGTGAATTTCTTGTTGGTGGTCTTGACTTCATACGGAATACCGTTGTCATCAATCGCGTCAAGCGTAGCTATCAGTCGTGCACCATGCTCGTTGTAGCAGTACATAACATCCGGGGTGATGAGGTTGATACCCTCAACATCGGCTGTCCACTTGATGAGCACAGGCTCCATGTAGTTACCACGATCCATTGCGGAGTTGGTTGGTTGTGGAGTTGGTGGCGTATCTGCCAGTAGTTCCATGGCCAAGTCGGCTGCGCTCGTGTATTTGTTTTCGTTGTGTACCGCTGAGGCAACTGAGGCAGATATCCGCGTCAGTCCATTCTCATCGACCCACCTTACGTTTAACCACTCTTGTGATCCGTGCTCTGGCTTTGTTATCTGGTATCTCATACCATCCCTTTCTTTGGTTGTGAGATGACGGTATCAGGTTTGAAGAGGGGGCGCAACCTCATCTGGAATATTTATCTGGACGCACTTGAAATCAACAACCATCTCCTTTGGAATACAAAGGACGTGGTCAACGTCACCATCCGGGGTGATGGACTGGAAGATTGTGATGTGCCCTTCCTTCCCTCCATCGGCAAGCGATAGCAGGAACCCGCCCGTCCGCACAATGTAAGGATCCTGATCGAGATCACGCGCGGCTGTCCATGTGGTCGTTGCCGAGTGGGCATCCCGCCACGTCACGTATATATAGGTGAGCTCATTCATCTTCGGAGTCGTCATATTTTTCCCCGCATTCCGGGGCCGCCGGGATCGGACCTTCACTTCCGCGCACGCACGCGCACGCACGCGCGGGGACTATAGCCAGCATGTGTACTCCGCTGTAACTCGACCCTTGATTGGGTCTACGAAGTGAAGTCGTTGTGATGGTTTACCTACTGCACCTACATACGCACGCGCGTACTCATTGTGTGACTCGGGTGATCCGGACACAAAGATACGGCCGGCGTTGGCCATGGTCAATGTTGTGGGTGTGTGGAAGTGTCCGACATAACAGTCATCGAATGGCTCCACTACACCAGTAGACCACGAACTTACCTTGCGGAGAATCCCACCGAACGATCCGATCTCGTCACCGTGTACCAGCAATGCGCGATACTCACCGATCTCAACCATCTGATACCAGTCATCCGACTGTTGCCATGTCACGTTCTTCAGGTCTTTGGTTTTGTCAGAGGTGATCTTGTATGCAACACGGTCGATGTTGTCACCGCCGGGCATGTCACCTTTGCGTCCGAGTCTGCCGTGATTACCGTACTCGCACACAATAGATACCTTCTCAAAATAAGAAGAGAACGATCTTACCATTTGCTCCATGATCCGGGTGACTTCGAACAATTGTTCAAACAGGTATGCCTCGATCTCGTATGCCTGACCCGGGAAGATAGACACACCTTCGACCATGTCACCACCAAACATCAGGACACACTCACGTACTGGATGATGTGCTCGCTGTATCTCAGTAAGATCCATGACCTTCTGCGTGAACTCTTCCATCCTGTTAGACAAGGTGTTGATGTCGTATGACCGTGTCTTCTTTCCACACTGCCAGTCGGTTGCGTGAACAAGCGCTACTTCTGCTTTTACTTTCCGAGCATCCTTCTTTGGTAACGGCGATGTCTTGCGCGCATGCCCCGTAGCAAGAGACGCATCCTTAGCAGCAAGATATACCGCGTCAATAACTCCCTGAGAGTTAATTTTCGCCCGCGAATGTGCAAGCTGGGATGTCTTAAGTGCTTTGCGTAGTTCATCGATTTCCCTTTCAAGCGAAACAACTTCCTCAAACTTACTCATTATTTTCTCAATCTTTGTATTGAGTTGACCGATACCTCAACACCAAGGTTCGTGAGCGCACGTTGTATGGCTGCCGAAGAGATCGAGTGATTTGTCATTGCTTGCTCGAAGTCATTGAATGATTCTTCGTCGAGCTTTGATTTGACTCTGTCCATTATTGGCAGTACCGTCGAGGTAACTAATGTATCCGAAAATTTGCTCATGTTTTTTCCTTCCATTGTAAGTGCAAACTCCGGGGGCAAAGGAAGGGAAGCCAAACCCCCCGGAGTTGCAAAAGAAACAGTACCACGGGTGGTTGTTATTTTCGGTGCGGTCCGATATCTTCATCTGAACAACTGGCTAGTCGCATGGTCGTACCCCTGTCGCACGGGGCGGGACGTAAACAGGGGAACCTGGGTCGATCGCTATGTCGTGTAGCGAGGCGCTGTGATTACGGATTAGGGAGTCGGACTGTGGCAACCCGACGGGGGTTACGCAGATTTCTCTGAGTGATCCCTCACGTGGCGGTCGATCTTGTTCTCTGTCCTGACTATATTCTTGTTGATGTACTTGAGCATGCCCATAACAACATCGTGATCGCGCGCGTTCTCTTTACGAAATCTCTGGATGACCGCAACGATTATGCTACCCAGAGCACCAACAAGAGCACTAAGGAAAACAGCGGTCCCAGCATCCACGGTGTCATGCGACCTTGGTAGCGAGCCACGCTTTAACGCGCTCTGGAATTTCATCACCTGCTACATAACGCAAATGCCATGGCTCAGAAGGCAACGCTTCCCACGAGAAGCCGAAGGACACAGCATTATCTGCTAACCATTGCAAGCGCTTCGGGTTGGTGGAGTCCTTGATATCAATGGCGATCCCGAGGTTATGCTTCGAGGTACCCGGCACCGCCATCATGGCATTGCCCTTCTTCAAATAGTAAGGGATACCCTTGTACACGCGAGGCTTCTCACCCTTGACAACGTCAGTCGTGTAGCGCTGGTAGAACCCGTATTCTTGGACGGCTAAGGTGCGGTATGTGTCCGCTGGCGAAGTCGGAGATAGGTCAATTCCCTCAGCATTTGCTGCCGCATCCATCGCTTCATAAGCATCGGCGGCACAGTGATGGAGCATTCCCTTGCCCTCGATCTTGCGTAACAGTTTCGGTGGCAGCTCACCAGGCTTGGCGTTCTTTAGATGTGAACACAACTTGACCGGGATGATTGGCAGTTTGGCAATGTTTACCTTTGCCATTATTCTGCTGTTTCTTCAGCCTTCTTCTTGACCGAGCCGGCACCAGTAAAGGCCAACTCGATCTCTTCTTTGGTAAGTGATCCATCAACACTAAAGCGCAAGAGCTTCTCGATTACCTGTGCGCATGCCATAAGACCAGCAAGAGCAGCAGACTTCCACAGTTCAACACCAATGAGGGCACCACCGGCAATTGCTGCCAATGCGGACGACCCAAAGAGTGCGCCAATACGGAAGAGGATGTTCTGAAGCTTTGCCATTGTTAGTCTTTCTGTCCTAGTGTCAATACCGAATGCACCACCAATGCTACACCAGTCAACAAAATAGCCTGCTTTAACGTAGGCCCAGACAGGGTGATAAGCACCAGCCCGGTGCCGGCATATGTCCACGCGTTGTCAGACAATAGGGATAGGAAGCGCTTCATTACCTTCTCATCCTAGTAGACGCTGCCGTGAGGGTTGCCCCCGCAGCAATAGCAATAAGAGTGCGCCTTTCAGACACAGGGATCTTGCTGTCTACCGGGACGTATGTGTCCAGACCATCCGAAAAGATGTCCACCGAATTCTCGAACGCCTCCTTTACTTCAGTGGGTGCGTCAGACACGGCCTCAGCAAGAGCCTCCAACTGGGTGTTATCTAATTTGGTAACATCCAACGCCTCGAACACCTGGGTTGCTTGCTCGCTAGTAAGCACAGCTAGGGCGGCAGGGCTAGAAGCAATAG